TCGATCGTCTGTCCGTATAATCTTTCGGCTGCTAACGTTCCTTTTGTAAGTACACCCGCGTCGCTCGCTAACTCTTCGAAATCTAGCGGTGACGGCGTCCACTGGGAAGATACTTCGGAAACTTTCATCATTACGCCCGTGACGCAAGCCTCGCCGTTCGATCCCTTTAGGCAGTTCGCCGTGATTCGAACTTCGTCAAGACTCGTCATTCCCGACCAATCATCGAATTCGAACGTAGTCCACGTCCAATCCTTGCCGCGAATGTCATTTTCTGCGCCCGCATTTGCGTACTTTAAAACTTCCTTTCCGTCCTTGTCCGTACCTCTGAATCTCGCATAGAAACGAATACCGCCCGTTGTCATATTGTGCGTGTTCACCCATCCGCCGAACTGTACTTTCTTCCCTAATACACGAATGTTGCCGACTGGGATCGTATTAATTAAGAAGTTTTCAGCCGTTGACGCCTGTTTATTAATTAGTCGGAATGTGTGCGTAAATCCGTTTAATGCCATTGTAGTTCCTAGCGTCCATTTATCGGTAACGCCCGTATTTGTAGCGCTCCAACCGATCCACCCTAATTTCGCAGCACTATTAATCGCTAGGTTTTGACCGCTTGCCGATCCGATAGTATCGCGTACTTCTTGTAGCTCTTCTTCTCGCGGCTGATCGTAGTCAGTTGCCTGCGTTCCGACTCCGACTTTGAACTCTTCTAGCGTGATCGTTCCGCCCGTAAAGTCGCGCGCTAACGCATACGCGGAAAGCGATTTGATCGGCTTATCGAATACCATGCCCGTTCCCGATAATAAAAGGCGATTATATTCGACATTTGGTTTTATGATCTTCTCGCCTCTGCCGCTGATGTATTGCGATGTTCCGTCCGCATAATCTATCCTTACTTCCATACCGATCCACGGATTCGTAGTGCCGATCGTTGCTACCTTGCCCGAAACCTTTAACGCCACCGTTAGCGGCTTCCCTTGAATGTCCTTGATCGCATTGTCTACGAATGTAAAGTACGAATGATTAATATTTTCGCCGTTCTTGACGATGTGCTTTTTGTCCTTCGTACCCAGTAGTAAGTTACGACCAACATTCGATAAACCTGCGAGTCGATCCGAAAGCTCTTTTGCTGCTGCGTCTTCTGCGGCTTTCTGCGCTGCATCGGCTTTTTTCTTTGCGTCCGCTGCTGCTGCCTCTTGTGCTTTCTTTGCTTCTGCTTGCGCTAGTTTTTCCGCCTCTGCTTTCGCATTTCTTTCGGCTTCTTTACGAGCTTCTAAGATTCGGCGATCAGCTTCACTTAATGCGCCCTGCTTCGCCTCGTCCGCCTTTTCTTGCGAATCCTTTTTAAGCGCTTCTTCGACCTCTTTCGTTACGTCGTTTGTATGTTTCTTCGCTGCGTCTTCGGCTTCTTTCGCAATTCGCTTCGACTCTGTTAAGATCGATTCGTCTAGCTTCTTCGCTTCCGTGATCGCTGCGTTTTTCGCTGCTGCCGCCTCTTCTTGCGCCTTCTTGATCGCTGCGTCTCTCGCCTTGTTTGCTTCTGCGATCACTTCCGCCGTATCTGCCGCCCCTATGTCCTTCGGTGACGTCGGCGAAGCTGCTTCCCATTCTTTTGTATTTGGATTGTATTTACGGATCTTATTCGGATTGCTAGACATATCGAACCATATCTGCGCTAGATCTTCGGGCGGCATATCGCCGTAGTGCCATTCTTTTTCCGCATATCCTTCGGCGAATAGTTTCGCATTAAGTTCGGCGTCTTTCGCAACTTGATCCGCATGTTCTTTGACCGCTGCTTCGACTTCTTCCGTTACGCCTTCGACGTATGACTTTAATTCGATCTTAATTTCTTCGTCCATTTCTTCGGCTACTTCGATCGCCTTATCTTCTGCCTTCTTCGCTTTGATCGCTGCGTCTTCCGCTGCTTCTGCGATCGCTACTTCTTCGGCTTTGTTTGCTTTGTCTTGCGCACCTTCGGGCGTTTCTGCTCCGATCTCTTCGGGCGTAGTTACTGACGCATTGACCCAGCGTTTGCCCTCGGCGTCCCAACGTTTCATAACGTTTGGTTGTTTCGATAGATCTAGCCATAACATATCGGGCGTACGATCTTTTAGTGGTGGCTCGTTGATGTTCTTATAAACGACTTCCCCGCCTTGTTCCCACTTCGACATATTCTGATTAATAGTTTCTTGAATCGCTTCGATCTGCTTATTCTTATCGATAACAAGCGGCACGAATTCGCCTAGTGTTACGTGATCTTTCGACGGATCTGTATAAGATCGATAGATTGCGATTACACGAGCTTGCACCGCTAGGACAGGATCGAACATCGTATCTTTAACTAGGATCGTATCACCTAGTCGTACCTTTTCGTGCTCATATCCCGTTAACGATTCCAGTAATAAACATGAAATTTCGTAAGTTGCTCGCGGCTGCTTAACGCGTTTCAGTTCTTCGACTGCTGCTTTCATTAGTTCATACTCATTTTCTACGCTACTAAGATCTAGTCGTTTGAATAGATGCTTTCCGCCTTTTCCGTATAGCTGCAATGCCTGATCGTCGCCTACCCACTTTTGCCCTTTAGGTGATACATAGCCGTCGTGAATGTTCTCGAAGGCTTCGATCGTAAGGCGCTTTCCGTTTGCGTCAGCCTTACCGATTGGAATAATAGCCGTAGCGATATCGGATCGATCTACTTCGCGCGTTACGCCTGTTAGATCCTTTCCGTACGTGAATCGTTTGCCTGTATTAATGCCGCGCTTCTTAACTAAATGTACGTAACGCTCGTGTACTTTTGCGCCCATAAACGAGACTGTAAATTCCATTTCTAGACCGAACTGCTCGCGGATCTGATGCAGCGCAGCTAGTGCCGTCGGGTATTCATTTAGATTTACGTTTTGTAATCCCGCATAATCTACGATCCCCAGTTGCCAACCGCTGCCCGCTAGGATCTTCGTAGCTGCGTCCTTAACGCCGACTGCGACTAGTGCTTCGCCGTCTACTACGTGATTGTATAAATCGTCTACGGCTGCGTTTTCCGCGAATACGCGACGTATGTACTTTCCGTCTCTTCGCTCTTCTCTCGTTCTGATAATCGTAAATAGCATTAACTTACGATCTTTGTTTCGTACGATCACGTTGTTACCTGCGATTAAGTGCACGGTAGCAGGATCGCTCGCCAACGTACTAAACTCATATGTTAGTAGTCCGTCTAGTTGTTCGAGGTGTCCGTCCTCGAAAAATCTCGGTGTTTTAGGTAGGTGATTCGTTAAGATTGTTTTTTGTCTACCGTATGGATCTGTTACGATAATCATGTTATTGATGTCGGTACTCATTCTATAACCGCCTTTCCGCAGGTCTATCCCTACACGTACATAAACGCGAGCCTATCGTAATTTGACAGACTCGCGCTTTTGTGTTAGATATATCGATTTGTGAATTTGATGTTTGTTTCTCCCGCAGAAGGTGGGAAGATTGCTAGTTCTGATCGTCCCGTCGGAATACTAAAGAAATCACTAGACGGATCTAGTAGCTCATTCGCTAGAATTCCGTTTTTATAGATTGCAGCCGATCCCATATCGACCTCTAGCGTATCGCCTCGCTTGAAAGCCATATCGTTAACCTCTTCGCGCTGCGTCTCGTTATACTTGAATACGTTAACGTGATTTAACGTCATGTAGTAACGCTTATCGCCGTTACCTAGCGCAGAAGTTTCGATCTGTACGCCTGCCAGTTTGTTAAGGTATCGCCCTGTATAATCCGCATACTCTCGGTATAGTTCGGTATGATAACGCCCTGTCTTATCGTCGATGATCGCAAAATATGTAAACCATGTTACATAACCCTTACGCTCTTTTCGTCCGAATCGAATAATGCCGTTATTCCAGCCGCTCCATACACCATCGAAGCCGCCGCGATCGTAAACCATTCCGATTCCGTTATTATCGTCGCCGAATTTAACCGTCGCAATCTGCTGCGTTTTCATCCACGTAACATCGTTAAGATGCGCATTACCGAACTTTCGCCCGTTCTGATCTAGTAGGTAGAATCCGACTCTTCCCATATCTAGCCGATCCCATGATCTAAACGTAGAATGCAGCTCGACCATAAAATTATCGATAGGCTCAGGAATGTTTCGATACATCGATGCGCCGTGCCACCCATTAAAGCGATCTTCGGGTTTCTCCACGCTTCCGCCGTAGTCCCATCCTTTTTGGTGGAATAGGTAGCCGTTACTTTCGAATTCGCCGTATACAATGCCGTTATATATGTCGCTTGCTTTTGTCCATTGTCGTACATCGATCAGCTCGTCGTATAAGACGCGCTCTTCGTACGGAACTGTCTTTTTGTTATAATCAGGCGCTTGTCCCGCAGTTACCGCGTAATCCTTGCCGATAATCGAGATCGTCGGCGTGTCTTCGGTAAACTTGACTTTTACGTTCGGATATGCTTCGGCAGTCCCATCGTTCACGACTTCGGTTTTCATATTGCCGTGTTTGATTTCGTACTCTTTCTCTAGTCCATCGCCTACAGGATCGGAACATAACAACGTAAACCCGATCATGCAGCTTGTCCCGATCGGCGTTATAGGCGTTTGACCGTCTAGCTTTGCCGTATAGCTTACGTGATTCTTAAAATCGAAGATAAGTTCGCCGTCAGGCTTGTTTAACCAACGACGAATATCGTCTAGTTTCGTTTCTCTTTCTAGTTCCGTATCAGCCGATACCGTAGCGACGATGTTATATCGCATAACGTCCGTTTCTGATCCGAAGTCGTAAGCGCCGATTTTACCCGACGCCTTTAGTAGATTCGCAGTTTTTTGCGGTAGTAGATCACGATCGATGGAATTTACGAGCATGTATCTACTTGCGTGTTGTCCTCTATATATGAATGCCATTCTATCGCCCCCTAGATCTCTCTTTTGCTCTTTCCATGCGCTTTAATTCCTCTGCGACTCTAGTTACGTCCGCCTCTTCGCGCACATGTAGTTCCGCGATTTGGAAGTTATTCGTTACACGACGATCGCTGCTGCCGCCCTGCCCGCCTTTTCCTTGCGAGTATGTCGCCGCCGTAGTCGGTCGATTTGCAGTACGAATAAAGTTAAATAAATTCGCCTGCTGCGCTTGTGTTAGAACCATTTCATTTTTTAATAATCTTGCGTCCACCTCGTCGAACTTCGCACCTCTTCCGACTAGTCCGCGAGGATTGCCGCCGTTGTGATATTTCGGTCGTGTAGATCTGTTCGAAGGTGATGATCCGACCGTACCGCCGCTATGGAAGTACTTTAACGGGTTTAAATTTCCTAGCCACTCTAGCGAAATCTTTTTCGTTTTTGGTGCACTAGCCTTTCGATCGAGGTCGTTGATCTTGCCGTCAGCGTCCGACGTATTCGCCTTGATATCTTTCGTTTTCTTCTCCATCGCCTTTTTATCGGTATCGGAAATTTTCGAGTTTGCAGGTGCGGTATTCGCTTGTACTTCTTTGATTTTCTTTTCGGTAGCCTTTTTATTCGTATCTTCGATTTTCGAATTTGCAGGCGCAGTATTCGCTTGTACTTCTTTGATTTTCTTTTCAGTCGCCTTTTTATTCGTATCTTCGATCTTCGAATTCGCGGGCGCAGTATTCGCTTGTACTTCCTTGACCTTCTTCGCGGCTACGTCCTTGTCGAGCTGCTTGACTTTTGCGTCGGCTTCCTTCTTATCGAGATCCGCCTTCTTTGCCGCCTTTTCCTCGACTTCCTTTTTCAGCTTCGCGTTTTTCGCTTCGGCTTCTTTTGGATCGAGTCCCGCCTGCTTGTCCGCCTTTTTCTTGATGTCTTCTTCTAGCTTTTTATTATCGGCTTCGGCTTGCTCTTTCTTTAGTTTTACTTCCTTTTCCGAAGGCTTTTGAATCTCGTCGTTAAGTTTGCCGTATTCTTCTTTTTGCTTTTTAATCTCTTCGGTATTCTTTGCGTGCTCGTCGCGAGTCTTCGTAATGGACTCTTTCGCCTGTTCCGCAGCTTCCTTGTTTTTCGTGGTGTTATCGTACTCCTCTTTCTGCTTATCGTTTAACTCGCCTTGCGACTGCTTCGCTTTTTCTAGCGACGCTAGTTTCTTATCGTAAGCTCCGATAGCCTTGTCGAGTGCTTCGATCTCCTTGCCCGACTCTGCTGCGACCCCTGCTACTGCCATTTGTTCTTTAACTCGGATAGCTACGGCGTTTTCGAGCTTCGCTTGTTTTGCGTCAAGATCCGCAATTTGTCCGCGTGCTTGTTGTATCGTTTGTTCGTTTGTCGCCTGCTCTTCCTTCGCCTTTGCGAGACTCTTTTCCGCATTCTCTAGCTTATTTTTAGCGAAGTGAGCTTGTATTGTATTCCCTGCCGCGACGTGCGCCTGATACTCTTTTTCACGCTCATTTACACGTACCTGCAACATATCTACGCTATCTTGTAGTTGTTGACGTCTACCGATCGCCTCGTTACCTTCGTCCACGGCTGCTTTGTAGTCCTTTAAATCCTTAACTTGATTTTTGTAACCTTGTGCGATCTGCTGCGATAACTCGATTTGCTGCTTCTCTTTTAAAGCCTTAACGAGTTCTTTCGCTGCGTCCGTATTTTCTGCGATAGCTTGTCCCGTTGTGCTATACGCTTGCGCCGTAGTCGGTGCTTTTGCGATAAGATCGTCAGATAGTCCGATAGTTTTGTTAATTTCTTCGTTATTAACTTTCGACTTCTTCGTCAGTCCGTCGAGTTCGGCTTGTAATTGCTTCTTAGTTTCGGGATTCTCTACGCGCTTAATTTCTTCTTGTAGATCGCGATAACGAAGTAGCTCGCCCGAAGTTAAGTTAACCTTTCCTCGCATTCTCTCGTACTGAGTCGAAACGTCTTCGAGTGTGCGGGCTTGTTCGCCTAGAGACTGATACGTATCGAGGTTTACGTCTTTGTACTCTTCTGTCTCCTTCTTCGCTCCTGTCATCATGTACGTAAGTCCGCCGATCGCTAACGCAACCGCACCGATTGCAGCCGTATAAGGATTCGCCATCATAGCGAGTCGTAACGTACTTAACGCAGTAACTACTTTTCCGATATTAGTTACGAAGATCATTAACCCCGCAGCCGTTCCCGCCGCAGCTAATCCCGCAGATATGAATCTAGGATCGATGTCGGACAATGCACCTAGAAGAGTAGTCGCGCCGCTTGCTACCGCAGTAAATGCAGGTAATAGCGTTTCACCGATTGCGATCGCCAAACCTTCCGCAGCAGATTTTACTTGTGTCCATGCGCCGATAAGCGTTTCTTGTTGGATCTTCGCGATACGTTCCGCAGTTCCACCCGATTGCTCTAATGACGTCTTATACTCTTGTAATGCGGGCGCGCCCTGTTTAATTAACGCTAGGAAACCCGCCGACGCTTCCGTACCTACTAATTGCGCTGCGGTTACGGTTTTTTGTGCGTCTGTCATGCCCTCCATTTTCGAACTAATATGACTGATTAACTCAGGAAGCGGCTTGAATTGTCCGTTTGAATTTACTACGCTGATCCCTAACTTATCGAAAGCCTTCGCCGTCTGTCCTGTTGGATTTGCTAACGATAGTAACATCGCACGTAATGACGTACCTGCTTGTGATCCTTGAATACCTGCGTCGGACATTTTCGCTACTGCCGTCGCTGCGTCCGTCATATCCCAACCTAACGCATTCGCTACTGGTGCAACGTACTTCATCGCCATACCTAATTGATTCATATCCGTATTCGCAGTCGTGAAGGTCTTCGCTAGAATGTCCGCTGCCTTACTTGTATCTTTCGCCTCTAATCCGAACCCCGTCATGATATTCGATGCGATATCGGCTGCCGTTCCTAAATCGATTGCACCCGCTGCCGCTAGATTTAATACTGCGGGCATTGCGTCGATAGAGTCTTGCGCCTTGAAACCTGCTAGCGATAGAAACGCCAAACCGTCCGCAGCTTGTGAGGCGCTGAACTGTGTCGTCGCTCCTAAATTCTTCGCAGTTGCGGTTAACTGCGCGAATTCTGTATCGGTCGCACCTGAGATCGCTTTTACCTTCGCCATTGACTGTTCGAAGTTTGCCGCAGCCTTAACGGAAGCGCCTACCGCAGCTACTACGGCAACGCCCGCGGCTGCCGATGCTTTGTTTAACATCGACATACCTTGCGACGTGCTTTGCGCCCCCTGTCCTAGTCCTTGCATATCTTGTCTTGCTTGACTTACGCCCTGTCGAAACTGAGCGTTATCTAGTACGAGCCGCGCCCGTACCTCGCCTGCATTTGCAGCCATACAATCACGCTCCTTTATGATAGTGCTCGTAGCTCTTCGAACTTGCTACGACTGAATTTTTCCCGTTTTGGTTTGATGCCCGCTTCTCTCGTCCAACTACGAACTAAATCGCGGTACGCATCTTGTTCGAGACTCTTCGCATTTGCGATCGTTAGTAGATCTAACTTGTGCGCAGCCTTGCGATTTCTCGACTTCTCCGCATACATTGCAAGATCGATAAGATAATAGTCTTCTTCGATCTGTCTTTGTGTTACGCCCATTACGGCAGCCATTTCTAGAAGGAAACTATCGAAGGGATCGTCTAGATCTCCGTCGTTTCTTCGATCGTCTCCGTCGCTTCCGTCGTCTTCTTCGCTTTCGGTAATAGGCTTATTACGTTTTTTACCATTCGCTCTAGATCGTTGTACTTGACCATTTGCACGAGGTATTCGATTACTTCGGACATTCCTACTTCACCATGTAGGTAATCTTCGTCGATTCCTGTTAATGCTGATGTGATCGTTACGAAGTCGTCCGTCGCATTCTCTACCGCTGCGAGTGCGTACATAGCGTATTGATCTTCGGGCGCGCTCATAACCTGTATAACGAGATTCGGGACGTTCCCAGTAACGGCGATCATTTCCTTAAACTCTTTCGGCGTTACTTTACGAATTCGTACTTTCTTCGATCCTAGCGTTAACGTATCGGGCGCTAGCATTGCTTTTTCCGCTTCCTTTTTCGTGAATATGTTTGCGATTTTTGTAAGCATGTAAGTTCCTCCTTGTCGAGTTTGACAAAACACAAAAAATATGCTTTGTACGTACATAAACGCCGATAAACGACAAAAAAGACTAGAGCCGCAGCCCTAGTCGTTAGTTATCGTTATTTTGTTTTCGCGTCTTTCTCAGCTTGGAACGCCTCAACTTCTGCGCGAGTCGCTGCGCCTGCCGCTTGTTTTACAGTCTCGTCACCTAAGATGTAAAGTGTGCCGTCAGCCTCAGGGAACGCATTGAATGTAATGTTTGCGATACGCTCGTTATCAGGATCGAACGTGTAATCAGGATCAGCCGACGCCGCTGCGTTTGGTACTGTAATCCAGTCGTTTGCCGTAGCGTTTGGATCGGTCGGTTTGATAACCATCTTTTTAGCAGTCGATAACATATCGAAACCTGCGTTAGCTGATACGAATAACGCCTTTTTCGTGCCTTCTTCTACGTATTTAGAGTTAGGCATTACCGCACCCAGTCGCTTTAAATCGTGCAATGCGAAAGGTACTGTCGTTTCTGCCTTACGACCTTTCATGATCGATTTTACAGGCGTTTCACCGAACTGATCGACCGTAACTTCCTGTACTGACGTAGATACGCCGAATGAGATACCGCCCTTTGTAATGTCGAAGACTACCATATCTGCGCCTTCGCCGTATTCTACGATTGCAGCACCGATCGGTACATTGATAGATGAAGTTTTTGCGTTTGTCATAATTATTACCCCCGTATAGTTAGTTGAAAGTTTAGCGAAAATATAGGACGTTTCGCCTCGTCCTTTCCCGTCCATAATGGATAGGATTGTAACGCATATATTTCAGTGACCGAAGTGTCTCCGATCATAATCTCTTCTTTATACTTAAACTCTTCGTAAAGCTCGTTCGCCTTCGCCTCTGCGCCTTGAACGTCGTCAGGCTTTCCACGTACTAAAAACTGTAATGTCGGTTGTCGTACGCCCGTACTTCTCGTAGGCATTCCGCCATGTAGTAAGATCAGGGCGCATTCATCTTTCGCCGTCGTGGGATAAGAATAGGCGTAGTAGGTGTGCGGTACGAGCGACTTGACATACTTTTCGACATCTGCTATACGCATACTACTTCAATCCTTTCTGTACACCTTCGCCCAACCATTGTAAGTACTTTTGTGATTCACCCTTTAACGGTCGTTCTAAGTACTTACTACCGATCGCATAGCCGTTGAAAGCTCCCGTTACACTCGGCGTATAAGACCACTCGTGCATGGCTATTGCGTAATTAAAGTTTCCTCGTCCGAACGCTGAGAACGAAACTTCTCCGACTACTTGATCGCCCTGTTGTTTGACGGTCTTTTTATGCGATTTACGTAGACTACTTTTATCGATCGGTGCAATATTTGACGAAATACGAGCGAGATCGTCTACGCAATCGTGCATCGCCTTTTTAGTCGAGTTATTGACGCCCGTTTCAATCCGCTGCATGTTACCGTCGAAACTGCCGAAATCTAGCGTAAAGCCCGCCATTAGATAAACACCGTAGTCATTAACGGTTTACCGCTAAAGTCCCGCTGAATTTTAATGTTTTTCGGACTGCCTTTGTACACCGTTCCCGACTCGTTGATGTACTCTATTTCGTCCTCGTACCCTATATCCGCAATTTTATCGAGTAACAATTTAAGCTCGACTACAATCGTAGCGCCCTGTACTTGACTATTTCGATCCGTTGTGGTGTGCGATCCCTCGACCGCACGACATTTAAGTTCGACCGTTTCGATCTCTGCGGGCTTTCCCCATATATCGAGATCGCCGATCGCCCTTCGTCTAGTGACTATTTGTTTTAATGGTACGATTGCCATTACGTAAGCCACCCCACTTCTCGCCCTGATATGTGTAACTCTTCATTTACTTCTTCTATAAGCTCGATTACACTATCGGGGATTAGATCATTAAGCGATTGACCAACCGCACTAGATACATTGTTTTCTTTGAACGTGAAAGAACCTACGCCCGTAACACTAAACGACGCAATACCTTGTTGTTGCATTTTGTTCGTGTCATTGTAAACGATAGCTAGATACGCAGCGAATTCGTAAATTGCGTTATCAGGGATCGTATTGCCCTTGAATTTCTTCGTTAACGTTCTATCTGCCGCATTCATAAGACGAACTTTCTTTGCCTCGTCAGCGTCGTGCCAGTCCTCGTTGCTGATGACGTAAGCGTCGATATGTTCCGTCGCTTCTGCGATTCGCTCCATATATCACGACCTCCCGTATACGAAAAAGCGACTAGAGCCGTTAAGCCCTAGCCGATCCATTTCGATTATTTTTTAGCTGCTGCTCGTGTCGCAGGTACTTTCGCTTTGCCAGTCGCAAGACCTGTGATTTTAGCGTGTGCCGCTTCTTGTAACATTTCTAGCGTGTACTCGCCGATTAACATACCTTGCATGTAGTCGCCTTTCTTACCTAAGAACTCGTGAGAGAAATCACGCGTTTGTAGTGGGCGGATAGATAAGCGATTCGCATCGATTACTAAGATTTCACCCGCAGGCATGTTGTTATTTAGTAAGATCTCAGCGTTTCCGAAGTCAGATACGTAATGATCTACTACTTGTCCGCGTCCGTTATCTTGACGAGTTAATCGGATCTGCGCGTTACCGAATTGAGAGATTGCGATTTTTTGCGTAGCGCCTACGATGATCTTATAATCGCCGCCTGTATTGAATCCGCCCGCCTCGAAGATCATACGGAATGCTTCGATTAAGTGCTCGTCCGCAACGTCTGCGCCGCTTGCAGGGATGATGTTCGTTTCGATGAATGAGCGAATACCGCGCATCATACGTTTATTTCCTTGCTCGTAGCGAATACCATTGATAACCGCTTTTTCTAACGCTAACGCTAATTCTAGTTGTTTCTTTTGTTTCTCCTTCTCGTACTCGTTATCTACGCCGTACTGAGCTACCGCCATCGCAGTACCCGTTAATTCTACAGTTTCGTCGAAGATCTGCGTAATGTTAGAACCGCGTGTACGTGGCTTGTAGCGACCTTCGCGAGCGTCTGAACCTTCCGCACCTTCTACGAACATTACTTCTACTACTTCGCCAACTTCCGCAGCAGCCGCCACCGTGTCAGCATATCCGCGCAATACCGTTAACTTTTCGCCCTCTACTTTAGCTACTAAGACCAATTCTTCGCCGATTCGGATCACTTGACGAGATCGGAATGCTTCGCCGCTTTCTACTTCGATTGTCGTAGCTTCGGGCGTTAAAGCCTTCGTTACTGTGCTTTCTTGTGCGAACATTGCATCTTCGAACCATACGTGCTCGACGTTTGTAACTGGGCTTCCAAATCCTAATAGATTTAACATAGGCGTTTGAAGTGGATTAAGCATTAAGAACTCGTCCGTTACGGATTCCTTAACACCGATTAGATCGTTTGAGTATACTTTAGTTTCTTTAGTCATAATTAATAACCCCCTGAGTTTTTGTGTAATGAAAAAAGCCGCCCGTTTTGGGCGACTTGACAGATTTGATTATTTATGTTAAGGGCTATTTACGCCCTAACTTATGTTTCATTTGCGCATATTTGACCTTATCGTCCATGCGACCATGTTTTCGAACTTTTGCCGCTAACTCTTCTAGAATTTGCTCGTCCGTTTTTTCGGTCTTCTGTCCGCCGCCATTTGATGCGCCGCCGATTTCTCGCTGCTTAACTTCTTCTTTCTTAACTAAGTACGGGCGATCCGTAGCTAGCTGCGTAACGATTTCGGCAATCTTATCGACTTCCGTTTCGTCAGTAATGCCTGCTAACATTCGAGCATCTTTTAAATATGCTTCGGGAATGTGCGCCGCTTTAGCTGCTGCATTAAATGCATTCGTTACTTTTGTATCTCGATCCGCCTTTTCTAGCGCCGCAATACGTGCGTTAGCTGCTGCGATCTCTTCGTCTTTCTTCGCTGCGATCTCTTTCGCCTTTTCAACTTCGTCTAGTTTCGCTAAACGTGCGTCTTCGGCTGCTTGATCTGCTGCGTCGGCTTTCGCTTTAATCTCGTCGTAATCTGCGAACTTCGCTTTCACTTTGTTCTTATTACGTACGATAAGCTCGTCCAGTTCGGATTGCTTCATTGTAACGACCTTTTCGTCGTCCTTTAGCTCGTCCGTCTTGATTTCCTCTTCGTGAGTTTGGTTATCTAATTTCTCTGTCATTGTGATACCCCCGTTTTTAACCCGTCGGTCATAGATTCCGATGTTTAACCCCGTCGTAAGGTTTGTTTTGTTATCTCTTTCCTCATACTATAGGTACGACTAATCGATCATTAATTGTATACATTGCGTAAACTTTTTAACTTTTTTCTTCATTTCTTAAATTAGGATCACGTCCGCCCGCTTTTTCCGCAGCTTCTCCGATCTTTTCTTGCCTCTTCGCAATCTCCTTCGAGTGGTCGTCTAGTTTGTCGTAGTCTCGGAATGGTACGATATGGTGTTTACAATTCGGGTGAAAGATCTGCCCAGTTCCCTTTAACTGATCGTACGTCGGGTAGTTCCCTTCCGCCTCCATTGTTAACTTAATAATTCGCCCTTGATGGAATCGGCACGAGTCTTTCGTCGATCCATTAAAAGAGATAGTCGCATAATAAGCGCCTCGATCGATTGCTTCGTTTGTCGTTGCTTCCTTCTGTATTTCAGTGAGCTTCGTACGTGCGAGCATATCCGTATAATGTTCGACAGACCAACGGCGACCGCTTTTGTCGATGATCCCAGTATCTACGGAATCCTTTAGCTCTTTCTTTAATTCTTTGATCTTCTCTTTTAGCTGATCCGACATAACGGTAGAATTACGAGACGTTGCGATCCCTTGCGCAATTACTTCCATCGATACTTTACGTATACCGCGCTGCATTTCTTTCGCCATGTTATCGGTAATCGCGAGAACGTTTTTCATCGTGTCCGCTGCTGCTACTCTCGCCATATCGCTATTTACTTGACTAAAACGAGCGATACGATATGCAGCTTCGATCGTGTCCGCATATCCTAGAGCGTGTAGCGTTTGTGCGATCCCTTCTTTTGCTGCGAGTGGTACATTTTCTTTGATCCATTCGGCTGCCTCTTTATCTACCTTAATTAATTCCATTTGGATATTATGCATAAGTGCGATTCCAGTAGCTCGATTAAGGTCGGCGATTTCCATCTGATCTATTTGCGCCTGCATGTTTTTAAGTGCCCGCTGATAAATGCGGACAAGCCGCCCAACGTTATATACGTAAGACGGCTCGATTCGCTTATCCTTCATTTACTTTTTCGTCTTCTTTCATTTCTAGATCTAGATTTAGATCGCTTTCTTCGTTGAATATGTTCGGCGTCGCAGGCTTTAACGCTTTCTCGTCTTCTTCGATTCTATCGACCACGGCTTGCGCTTGAATATCGTCTAGACCGTCCATTTCCTTGATAGCAGTTAAACGATCGATTGTAGGCATACCGCCCGTACGGATCTGCATGATTTCCGCCTGCTCTTTCTCGTTAGCAGGTAGACCGTCGCGCCATCTGATTTTCGGGTAAACCGCTTCGTAATGCTTGAAAGATCCTTCATTTGCGAAATTCTCTAGTAACTGAGCGCAGTATAGTGAATCTCTGAAAGCTCGATCGACATTCGTACGTACACGCTTAACCTTCGATAAGATCGGCATAAATCGCGCTTTTATCGCCGAACCGTCAGTATGAGACGTCCCAGTCCCTCCGACGTTTCCGATCGATGTACCGAATAGCCATTGCGGCGTTTCTGATAATTGGAAAACTAGATTGATTAGCGTTTCTAGTTGCTTGAATGCGTCCGCTAACTTTCCGTCCCACGTCATATAAGCGGGTGCTACTTCGCCGTCTCTTAATGGAATGTAACGACCGCCCCATGTAAGATTGACATTTTGCAGATCCACGCCGTAAGCCGTCGGGTCG